AGCAAATTCTTCAAAAGTTTCTTTAACTCCTTTTAATATTTCAAGTAATGTGATCATATTATTTTGTTTTACCCCATTTAGTGCCTTTACCAGGTGTTTTACATTGTGCTGCTGTAGGACGACATGAAGGATATTTTGAACGTTCTTCTCCTTTTTCCCTACCACATGCTTTATATCCTGTTGTTTCACCATCTTTTTTAATAGGTGCATTACAATCAACCCATCCACCTTTTTTACCAGGTGCACCTTTGCGTTTAAACCAAGTGCGAAGAGTTTCTTTAACTTTTTCAAGAATTAATTCTTCTTTTACTTTAGAAAATCCTGATCCATAAGGAGCAGCTTTACCTGATTGTGGGTTATCTGTTTCTTTAATTGTAAACCAATTAAGTATTTTTTGTATAAGAGTCTCTTTAACTTTATCAGGCCAAGGATCTCCATTTTTATTAACTATTAAATTAATTGGTAAATTTTTATCTTGTGCAAATTTAATAATTTCAGCTCTTAATGGAGCATATTGTTCATAGTCAAACTCAGCATCCCAATCCCCATCTTTTGGCTTTTTATATTCAAATAAAACATCAATACTTATTAAATAATCAAATAATGGTATTGTAAATGTTTTATCAGAAATTACTCTTTCCTCTGCTTCAAAACCCTTTCTATCCTTACTAAAAGCTCCTCCTTGCGAATATGGTTGTACACTAAACCTATTACTAAGTTTATCTCCATCAATTGTAAATCGTAATTGAGGTGTATTACCAAAACTAGATTCTTCAAATCCAACTACATGATTATCGTGAAATCTTTTATCTCTAGTAAATGATATTGCAAATACTGGCTTTGCATTTGTGCTATCAGCTGCTTCTGAACCTTTTAGTTCATTTGATTGAAGTATTTTAAGTCCATTTTTGAATGTAGTGTAATGATATATGATACCAACTTGCTTGGCTTCCTTTAATATGTTTTTTAGTTTGATCATATTAATAAATATCTAAATATTATTTAATCTCACACGCGCCACCAGCACAAGCTAACTCGCCGGATAAATCAGTATTATCATCCAATTCAATCACTTGACTCAAATCAATACCCTTTAAAGATTTCATCATTGTATCATATGTTTCTTTGGTGCAATCTTCAAATGGTGCTTGAGTATAGGTTCCGCCATTATATGGTAAGACTGATAGGCCGTTATAATGATCTCTATTGTTCCACATCCAATCACCTGCTAATTCCCATTCATCATCTTTCAATGAAACTGTTGCCGATACATTGTGTGTATTGTTTCCTGATCTATGGCCTGGCTTCACCCATTCTAAATGAACTTTTTTGATTCGATCCAATAATTGAAATGGTGACTCGAATCTCATAATTGCTCCTTCTGGTGCCTGTTGTGGTATAGAAATTACTGCCGTGTCGTGTGGACGGAAATATTCATCTTCAATTAGCTCGGGATGATTTTTTGCTAAATACGTGTAAATTGCTTCATTTTTTCCAACACGGATTCTACGAATATAATAATCATTGTGCCAAGCATGTATTCCTGAACTTGTGCCTAATGTTAATGATGTTGTTCCTGCAGGCTTTACTGTGGTTGTTCGTGCGGATCGATTAATACCAATAAGTGCAGCAACTCTTTCATTTTCCGTTTTAACCGTTTTTGCTGCAGCTTTCATGTCATATCCCAATACCGTTCCAGATCCAATGCCTGTCATTGATACTCCAATAAGTGCATCTTTTTCAGTTGTACGTTGCCAAATTGGACGTAGGTAATGAAAGTTGGTGTATCCTGCTTGCAATGTTCCAATAAATGCTGCTGCTCTAACTCGATTTTCAAAATCTTCTTGAGAATCAATGTCAGATGCATTTACTTCACACAAGTTACAGAATTGAAATGGACGTAATGCAATTTCACAACATGGGTTAGTTCCCCAATCTTTATCATTTGTAAGATATATACCAGGTTCTCCTGCTCCAGATAATTCAACACGCTTCCAAAGATCCATAAAGAATTCTTTTGTTAATTTGTGTCTCATTAATGTAGCTGAATTATTAGCACGACCTCTTTGTGGATTGATTTCCCACCAATTACCTGATTTGCATGCAATCATTTCTTCATCATCTGCTGAAAATAATGCTATAAGTGCTGCTCTACGAATACCACCTGCTAATACTGCATCTGCAACATGGCAAACCATATCATGAACTTCAATTGGAGATAATTTGTCGCCATCTTCTTTTCCATCTAAAATTCCTTGCAGTTTCATCAAACATTCTTTTAATGGTTGAGGTCCTGGAGCCTTTCCTCCTGAAGTAACAAGTCTTGCACCTTTGGCACGAATATCTGAAAAATCAAAATTGTAAGATGATCCGCCAACAAAATATGATTTAACAAGCATCTTAACTGCATCAGCCCATCCTTCAATTGAATCTGCAATCAAATAACGACGCATCTTTTTTGGATTTGGTTTATGTATTTCTGGTAATAATTCTACATGGTGTTTTTGAACCGAATATCCAACACCTGTGCCTCCTAATAAAAGAAACATTGCTTCTCCAAATGCACGGTGGTCATCAATTGGCAAATATGCACAATTGTAAATTCGGTTGGGTGATATATCAATTGATTTCCCACCAAATTGCAAACTACGCATTGATGGCAATACTTTTTTTGCATATACAAATTCATATGCGGCATTGATTTCATCAACTAACGCCGGATATTTTTTAATATGCATTTGTTTGTTTCTTGTAACTAGTTCTTCCCAAGATTCTCTTCTATTGAGATTTGGAAGATATTTTGCATACTTCATGTATACCGTAATTTCACTTAAAATTTTGTTTGAAATGTCCATTGTTCGTAATCTCCTTGTTTGTATATGTAAATGATTTTAGATAAAAAAAGGGCGGAAATCACTTTCCTAACCCATTTTATATAAATATGTTTTTATCCTAAAGTTCCGCCTAAATCTTTGAACTTTTGTGCTAAATTTTTCTTGACCATGTTTTCTCCTGTTTTCATGATTTGTGTAGTCTGTTTTCCTTGTTGAGTTTGTGGTTCAAAGAATTGAAATTGTCCATTATTTGTATTAATTTTGCATGGCAATGTTATGCCATCTGGTCCAAATCTATTTTTAATAACGTGACCTCTACCCGTTCCTGACATTTTGTCTTCTACCTTTCTAGAAAGCGACATTAAAAAGTCAGCAACCATTACTTTTCCATATGATGATGCAATTTTGTCTGCTTCAATAATATCCTCTTCTAAGGCGCTTCTTCCTGCTTGTGATGCGGTCCATACTGGAATTTCATATTCCCCTGCCATACCACGTAACTCTTCGTACAAGTCCTCTAAGGCTTCGTGCTTGTCCTTTTTAATGTTAACTTTAAGCAAATCACCATAATCCACAATTACTAGATCTGGTTTTTTGCCGAGCATTATTGTTTTTTCTATATGAGCCTTTAAGCCCATTACTCCTACTGATTTGGTAGGAAAATATTTTACAATTAAATCGCCTTTAAGTGTTAGCATTTTTGCTTCAATGTCGTCTCGATAATTTTTTAAATTTTGTGCTGGAATTCCTGTAAATACTGAATCATAGCGTTGGCCTACATAATTTTCATTGAGTTCCAATGTATAATGTATAACTGTTTTTCCGTCTTTTACTGCATTTGCTCCAATATTGATAAGAAGCCAAGATTTTCCAATACCTGCAGGTGCCATTACAACTCCTAATTCTCCTGGGGCTAATCCGCCATCCATCAAATCATCAATTACATCCCATCCGGTTGTTATTGTATGTCGTGCTGCCTCATTGTATCGTGCAGCAACATCCGTTACATATTCTAATCCAATATTGGTATCGGCGCCGGCTTTCATGGCACTATCAATTTTGCTTTTTATTTCGTCAAAATTTCCATGTTTTAACAAACTAACCGAATCCATTATAGCTTGTTTAATTTCCTGATTCTTGCAAAATTTTAAAATTTCATCTTTTACAAATATCAAGTCATCTGACTCCATATATCTGAACACATCTTTCAATTGTTCTAATACGGTTGCTTTTAATATATCATTTTCAATTTCTGTTATTTTTACTTTTAAAACGTCTTTGCTAGGTGGAGTTTTATATTCACGAAAATGTGTCAATATAACATCCAACAGCCAACTATTTGCATCGGATTCAAAATATTCTGATCGTATAATATCTGAAATTTGTTGTAAAAATAATCTATCCGTAAACATGGATGCTAGAACTTTTACTTGAAAGCCCCAACCGTAGTCAGTTAATTTATCAGTCATATAACGATTATATTAAAAATGATATTAAAATCAAATTATTTTTGTGTTTGTTTTGCGAAAGCTGCCAATGATAACCAAGTATTGGTTAACCAGTCTGGCAAATTCTTCATAATTGCCCACATCTTATCTTCAAATATCAAGCCGGAATCGATGGCGGTATTGATGATGTAATTGTCGTAGATGATGTTTATGATGAAGAATAAGTATCAACAATTATTCAAAGAGTTACAACAAGAAAAGAGTTCTAGTCCGTCAAGTGTCAATGATCATCTCATGGTGTTTGACGGATTGAACACTTTTATTCGAAGCTTCGGCGCAACTCCCGCATACAATGAAGATGGCGATCATATTTGCGGCCTTACTGGATTTTTATATTCAGTTGGTAAAACCATTCGCGATTTTAAACCAACTCGATGCATTATTGTATTTGATGGACGCGGGGGTTCTGCTCGAAGAAAACGTATCTATGGTGATTACAAAGCAAATAGGGCAAATAAAACTAAATTGCGACGTCACGATCATCATGAATCTACATTGGAACAAGAACAGGAATCGATGCGACATCAATTTTCAAGATTGATATCATATTTAGACAATTTGCCTGTAACCTTTATTTCAATGGATGGTATTGAAGCCGATGATACAATTGCATATATTGCACAAATGTATGAAACGGAATGCAAAAAGATTACCATTGTATCTACGGATAGAGACTTTTATCAATTGGTTGATAATCGAATTCAAGTTTGGTCGCCAATCAAAAAGAAAATGTATAATGTAGATACGGTGCAAGAAGAATTTGGAGTGCACCCTGCCAATATGGTTATTTATAGGTCATTCACAGGAGATGCATCAGATAATATTCCGGGTGTTAATGGAATAGGTCCAAAGACTATATTGAAACTTGTTCCAGAATTAGCTGATGAAACGCCATATACAACGCAACAATTGTTTGACAAAAGTGCGGCATCACTTAAAGAATCTAAATCATATCAAAAGATTTTAGATAGCAGTCGCATCATTGAACAAAATTATCAATTAATGAATATTAAGCTCCTCGATATACCAGCACAGACCGCAGCCAAGATTCGAGGTATTATGGAACAACCTATACCAGAATTAAATCGTGCTGAGTTTCAGAGATTATTCTATCAAGATAAGATGTGGTCTATCATGAAAAATTTACCCGATTGGTTAACTAATACTTGGTTGTCTTTAAATGCATTTGCAAAACAGACACATAAATAATTTGAATTTAACATAGTTTTTTATATATTGGTTATATGACCGACAAACTTTCCGAGTATGGTTATGGCTTTCAAGTAAAAGTTATAGCAGCATTATTCACAGACAGAATATTTTTACAGCAAATTGCAGATATAATACAAGCAGAGTATTTTGAATCTGATGCAAATAGTTGGTTATTAGAAATTGTATTGGAACATTTCAAACAATACAAAGCTCCGCCATCAAAAGATGTACTCAAAGTTAAAATAACAGAGATTGAAAATGACATCTTAAAAACTGCAGTATTAGAACAATTGAAAGAAGTATTTCGATATATGGAATCAGATGACCTTTCTTTTGTAAAAGATGAAATTCTTAAATTTTGCAAGAATCAAGAAATTAAAAGAGCCATAATGGATTCGGTTTCGTTGCTCAAAATGGGTAATTATGATGAAATCAAATCTAAAATGGATAGTGCTATGAAAGCTGGTGCTGATACTGATATTGGTTTGGACTATATTAATAATGTAGCTGCACGATACAATGAAGCTGCACGACATACAATTACTACGGGTTGGGATGTTATTGATGATTTAATGGATGGCGGTTTAGCTCCTGGCGAATTAGGAGTAGTAATGGCTCCTGCAGGTATTGGTAAATCTTGGATGCTTATCAATATTGGTGCTAATGCAGTTAAAGCTGGAAAGACTGTTATTCATTATACATTAGAGCTCAATGAAAATTATGTAGGTCAACGATATGATTCGGTATTAACAGGAATTAATGCACAGACACTTAAACATCATCAAGAAACGGTTGAAGAGAAAATGAAATCTTTACGTGGTGAATTGATTGTTAAGTATTTTCCAACCAAATCAGTTGGGGTAATGGCATTAAAGGCGCATATTGAAAAAACTATTATGCAAAACAAAACACCAGATTTAATCATTGTGGATTACGGTGACTTGCTTAAAGTAAATACAAAGAAAGACAAACACGAAGCATTGGAAGATTTATACGAAGATCTTCGTGGTATGGCAGGAGAATATAAAATACCAGTATGGACTGCATCGCAAGCAGGACGTAGTGCATTAGA